AATAAAAAACCAATCATTTTTAGCTTTTTAAATTTGCTTTCGCTTCCTCCAACTTATTTTCAGATCCAGAATTTAACATAGCAAGTTGTATATCCTGTAATGTGGCTGCATTTACTTCTCTTCTTAATGAAGCTTTATGACCATCTTGAAATAATCTATTTCCATTTTTATCTAATGCTTTTGTAATCATTAGATTCAATGCAAAATCTTCACTAGAAGCTGTATCTCCAGATTTAGCCATGATTGATTCCCTTTCAGCAATCGTTAATGGATTCCAATATATCTCTAATACTGTCTCTTCTCCATCTTTCAACTCATAAAGATATTTTTGGCTTACACCAAATTTATTCTTCAATAGTTCAATCGCTTCCATATTAATTTAATATAATAGTTATATTATACTTATATTAGGCATTAGCTGTAAATTGACAAGAAATAAGACCAATAAAATGACTTCTATCTTCAATCTCTAACGGAGTAACTCCATTTATATCAAGCACTCTTGGTTTACAACTAAACGTATCAGTATAGTTAGAAGCGTTAACAGAAGTAAGCCCATCTATAACAGCCTCTCCTATTGCAGATAAGGTCGCAGTACCTTTTCCCTTTGGACAATAAATATTACATTGAATAACGCCAGAATAATAATCAGAAGAAGCTCCCTGATTCTGTAAAGTTGCCTGAGTAAATTCAACTGACATCAAGATGTATTTTGTGTTCTTACCAGGAGTTGTAAAATGCACATTATCATAAACCATCTGAACAGTATTATCTGCTGTTGCAACTGCATCTGTCACTGCCTTTTCAAATGCTGCTCTTGCGTTTACTAAAGTCATAATTAAAATTCAGTGTATTTAATTGAAGCTGGTCTTTGTGTTCTTGTTGATCCAGGAGAGTTATTAAATGTAGTACCACCACCAAGAAATATTTTACCTTTATCTGTCATCGTTTCTTTTATCATTCTACCTAAAGAACCTTGAATAAATAATTGTAATTTACCACCTTCTAATGCATAAACAGAATATTCAACTCTATTACCTATATAAACTGGTCTTTTGTAATTAAAAGCTCTTTTCACAGGAAATCTTGGTTCTATTACAGGTTTTACATTGTAATATCCAGTGGATTTATTACTTGCATTAGCTGTGCGATTTTTTAAAAATTCTGCTGTAGCTTGTCTTTTAATACTTGCCCACGGTTGAAAGTTTTCTATAGGATCTTTTGGTTTTACAGGACTTCCCTGTGCAACCCAACTTGAAGCAAAAAATCCTGTATAAACTGGACTATGTTTTTTAGTACCTAAAGTTCTATGTATCTTTCTAATCAAAGTATTAAAATCTCTTGATATTTGCCTATCTAAATCTTTTGGTAAATTTCTTATATCTCTTATAGTCATCAGAATCTCACAATAATTGTATAAAGATAGGCTTGACCACCTTTCTTTGTATCAATATCAATTATCTGAGCAACTCTATTTGATCCACTAAAATTTATTGTTATCTCATCATCTAAATCTGCTTGATTATCTCCTATCTGATCTGGAGTAATGTATAGCTTTGCCTGCCTCATCTCCTGCCCAGTTTCTTCCTGTGACCTAATAAACTCTATTGGTACTTTTATATCAGCAAACGTAGTATCGCTTGTCGTATAAGCTCCAGTGCTTGTGTTATAGCTACCAGATGCTTTCTTTGTATAAGTAATTGTAGTATCAAGAGAACTACCAAGATCTGCTACAACCTGTTTTGCAATCTGCTTAAATGCTGAGTCTAACTGTCCTGCCATTATCCTCTCACCACTCTAAGTTGAAAACTACCAGCACCACCCAACATATAAGCTCCAAGATAACTTTGCAACCACGGATAAACATCAAGAATATTGTTAACAGAACCAGTGCCTTGACTATCAGTATTGTATTTAACCTGTATATCTCCTAACTTAACTTCAGAGAAATTACCATCTTTACCTGTAGTACCAGTGATCGCATCTGTATCATTTGCTAAAGCTCTTGCGAGTTCAAATTGTGCGTATTTAATATTATTAGGAATAGCAGAACAAGCCAACTCAACTCCATCAACCTGATAATTAGTTCTAGGAAATTTAAGAGCCTGACTTTCATCACATCTATCTCCATAAAAAACTAAAGTATCTATCCATCTTGTTGCAGATATTAAAGCTCTTTTCTTTTGGTCATCTGTTTTATTAGTCCAAGTTGAAGAATCTGGTGACGTATCAAAATAATCATTAGATTCAGATAAAGTGACATAGCTATTAGCAGTTTCACTTTTTAGGGTTGCATTTATAGTAGCTGCCACGATTAATAATTAATTTTAGTTTTATTGTAGCGTAAAGAAAAAACCCCACCAATATTTGATGAGGTTTCTTTATGACCGAATAATATGATCTTAAATCAGATTAAGACTTAAGTCCATTATCAAGTGGTGAGTTAACAAAAATTTCAACTATAGGAATCTGGTCGATATCATAAGTTGCACCCCAGTTTGAACCTGTGCGAAGTGCAGCATTAGTTGGGTTGTCTGATGCAGAACTCCATTTAGTACCCATAACGTGATAAGCACTATGGTAATCAACAGACATAACATCTTGCTTAGAAAGAATGTTTCTTTCTGCTTCAATGTTTAGTTCAGACTGATTTCCTTCAAGAATTGTTCCTGACTTCATTAAGTAGCAACGGAACTCCTGACGATTACCAGTAGATGTTGGATCGTTTGTATTAACTTGTGAATCAATGATAACTCTGCAACCCGCAAATTCACCAATGCTTCTCTCGTTAACACCAACACCACCGCCACCCCAAGTTATTGCACCACCAGTTGATAGAGCAGATGTTGAGAATGTAAGTAAACCTACTTGATATAAGTAGTAAGCAACAGATGGGTGAACAATAAGAAGATCAAGTTCATCTCCTCTTTCACCTAACTTAGAACGAGCTTCTGCAACTACAGATGCACTAAGATAATTTGCTTCAGCAGTAGCACCAGAACCACCTAAGTTTTTCTCAATACGATGAGCATTAAGAGCAGTATGAAATAAACCTGTAAGTGTTTCAAATAAACGAACAGAATTTAATTTATTGATAGCATCTGCAAGCTGATCTCTGATATGACCCATTGGATCTTCACCAGCAGCTAATACAGCTACATCATCAACAGCATAAGCAAAACCTCTATGACAGATAGTTGCAATCTGTGTGTCAGTTCCAATCTTTTGTGGTGTTAAATGACCATTGGTACTTGTACCCCATGAAGAAGTACCATCAATAATCTCTTCAGTTGGAGCTATTGGATTAAACTCAGGAACTTGTATCCTTGTTCCACCTGTTCTTGCGTCAAGAAGAGCATTACGAACTACAGCACCAGACTGTATAAATAGACTACGTTCTTTAATAGCTTGAGAAACGTAGGTACTAAAATTATTTCTCTTAACGATATCCGCTAGTAGGACACCGCCAGAATAATTCTGAAACGGAGCAGCCATTCAGATTTACCTTTAAAAAGTTTTTTGCGATACCCTAATCACAGATAAGGGGGTCAATTTCACGGAAATTAACTATTTTGTTTGAGCCTCTTGCTTGAGCACTGCTGCAAGCTGTGGTTCTTGTTCTGATATTAGCATTTGTTGAGTTATATTGCCCGTTTTCCACGGATTTGCTTGACCTCCACCTGTATTTGCAACTGGACTAGGCTTTGCACCCATACCCGCAGCAGAACTTGGTTTAAAATGGTGTTCCCAACCACTGCCAGGATTTTTAAGACTTGTTAGATAACTTGTAAGATCCTGCTCAACACCACCATTCAAAATAACAACTTTACCTTCTGAGTTTTTCTTTAAGTTATTTTGTAATAAAGATAAAGTCTGCTCTGCATTTATAGCTCCAAGATTACTTATGGCTGCAAGTGCTGTTGTTTTTGTAGAGGCAACTTCATTTGAAGTTTTCATATCTTCTAATT